ATGCTAATGACTATTGATCTGATTAGAGATCAGCTGGGTCCAATATATGTGAATAATTGGGATTTTGATAAAAAGATGCGGGATTTAACAGGTATGTCACTTTTCGATGAACGTGGGTTCAGATGCATCCAATGTAGTTTAGTTAAGGATGCAATTGCTCAGAATAGGTTATATGTCTCTCCACACATGACTGGACAGGGTGTTGACTTTGATGTTAAGGGAATGCTCGCATCAGAGGTGAGAAAGTGGTTAAAGGAGAATTCATTAATATTACCTTATCCAATAAGACTTGAGAATGCTGTAACCTGGGTTCACTTAGATACTCGGGATGCAGGTAAAGGTAAGATATATACATTTAATAATTAGGCAAGATGGAACGAACAGCAACTCCAGCAAAGAAAAAGCCAGTCAACGGTAAATCACTTCCAATCAATGTGTTGAGTGAGGTAGTTAACCGTATGTACTTGTCACAGGCGATGGGTTACCAATACGGAGGTGATCGAGACATATATCAAGCATTGGGGTATAAGAGTCAGTTAACCTACGATGACTATTCAAAGAGGTACACCCGGCAAGATATAGCGAAGGCAATCATAGACCGTCCAGTAAAAGCAACTTGGCAGGGTCCATTGGAACTAATTGAACCAGATACGGCTGAGGATACAGAATTTGAAGAAGCCTGGGAACAATTAGACAGGGAACTTGGATTAAAGACTATGTTATCCAGAGTTGATCGATTGACTGGTATTGGTAGGTATGGTGTATTACTTTTGGGATTGGATGACATTACAAGGGTTGAAGACTTTAAGAAGCCTGTCACAGAGGGAATATCACATACATTGGTATATGTTAAGCCTTTTGGTGAGAAGACAGCCAAGATTGAAACTTTTGAGGGTGACCCAAAGAATCCACGTTATGGTAAGCCTTTTATATATAATATTGAAATACAGGATGTAGCAAGTCAAAAGAGTCAGTTGGTACAGGTTCATTACTCACGCCTTATTCATGTGACAGATGATAACTTAGAATCTGAGACATATGGTACTCCCCGTTTGGAAGTTGTCTTTAATCGTTTATATGACTTGGAGAAGTTAATTGGTGGGGATGCTGAAATGTTTTGGCGAGGAGCTCGTCCAGGTTACTCAGGTAAACTTGATCCAGACTTTTCTATGTCAGAGGATACGAAGAATCAATTAATGGATCAGTTAAACGAGTATGAACATAACCTACGTAGGTTCCTTGTAGCAGAGGGTATGGAACTCAGTTCTTTGGCTCAACAGATAGCAGATCCTGCCAATCACGTTGATATACAAATACAGATGATATCAGCGGTAACTGGCATTCCGAAGAGGATTTTAACAGGAAGTGAACGTGGTGAGTTATCAAGTGCCCAGGATAGTTCAGAGTGGAAAGATTATGTACAAGGTCGCAGAGAGGATCACGCTGAACCCCGTATTGTTCGTCCCTTTGTTGATAGACTTGTTGCATTACAAATTTTACCCACTCCAGAAGAAGAGGAATATGATGTTAAATGGAATGATTTATATTCATTAAGTGAGAAGGCAAGAGTTGAGATTGGTAAGGGTAGGGCTAATGCTTTAAGGGAATATTCAACGAACCCGCTGGCAATGGAAATTGTTCCTCCTAAGGCATTTACTGAACACTTCCTTGGATTTACTAAGGAGCAGATTACACTTATTAATAAACAAAGGGATGAATCAATTTCAGAAGATGATTTAAAAGAACATATTGAGGATACGGTTGCTCCTCCTACTCCCCTTGCTCCAGCATTCGGTGGAGGTGGAAAACCAGCACCTGGTAAACAAATGGCTAAAAAACCAATGATACGTACCAAATGAGTGAAATAGGAACATACTCAGAAGTCCTTCGTCTCAACTACGATCCAACGCATACTACATCGTTGCGTAATGCTTTTTCTAATGATGTAAGGCGTAGATTTAAAGAACTGAAGAAAGTCATTATACAAGCTGTTGTGGTGCAGGATTGCTTTGGATTTAGAAATAAAGTGACTGCATTACAGTTAACAACCCCTGGAGCGGGTGCCTTTAATTTCCTAAGAGATCCTGCAAAAGCAGAGGCATTTTTACGGTGGTTAAAAAGGCAAGAGGAGCGGGGCATACTTACTACCGTACAAATAGAACAAATAGGACACGCCGTAAATGACGCTTGGATAAACCTATATATATTAGATTCCTATAAACGGGGCATAATGCGAGCCCGTTGGGAGTTGCAAAGGGCAGGGATAAAAATACCTGAGTCAAATACTTTGGATGTTGCTTTAGGTAGTCCATTTCATATTGACAGGATAGGTTTAATATATACAAGGGCATATTCAGAGTTGATTGGAATAACAACAGCAATGGATTCCCTTATTAGTCAAGTTCTTTCACAGGGTATGATTGAGGGGGACAGTGCGGCCTTGATGGCAAGAAAGATGATATCTGTGATTGACGGATCAGATGCAGGTACTTTAGGTATTACAGATAAATTGGGACGTTTCATACCTGCTGAACGACGTGCAGTTATGTTGGCTCGTACTGAGACAATTCGTGCTTTCCATTTAGCGGCGATACAAGAATATCGTAATTGGGGAGTAGCAGGGGTATTTGTCAAAGCAGAATGGCAGACTGCTGGAGATGATCATGTTTGTCCTACTTGTGCTTCAATGGAAGGTAAGGTATTTACACTTGACGAAATAGAACCATTAATTCCAAATCATCCTAATTGCAGATGCATAGCGTTACCATATATTGAAGATATTGTTCAATATTATAAATAAAGAAGGAGGAAAATAAAATGCCTTGGACAGTAGCAGATGTTGAAAAACACAATAAAGGGTTAGGTGATTCCCAAAAAGCAAGGTGGGTTGCCGTAGCCAATTCCGCTCTAAAATCCTGTATGGAGAAGGGTGGTAGTGAATCAGAATGTGCCGCGTCTGCCATTAGGCAGGCAAATGGTGTTGTAGCCAATGAATCCTATCCTGCCATGTATCGTAAGCAACAGGGAGGTACTTATGTAGTTGAACGTAAAAAATTACATGGTAAGGATCATTTGGTAGTACCTGTTATTCTGATGGTAGAAGGTGTAAGAAGTGGAAGTCGGGGTCCTCTTTTACACTTGATTGAGGACTTAGGACGTTATCCAGATTCTTGGAATGGGATGCCTGTTGTTATCAATCATCCGAAAAAAGATGGGGCTTATATATCTGCAAATTCACCGGAGGTAATAGAAGAACAAGCAATAGGTAAAGTATTTAATACTCATGTGCTTGACAATTCTAAACTTGCCGCACAGGTATGGTTAGAAGAGGAAAGGTTAAGAAAGATATCTTTGGAGGTATTAAAACATATTGAAAAAGGAAAACCCTTGGAAATCAGTGTTGGCATCTTTAATGACGAAGAACAAGAACCTGGGGATTATAAAGGAGAACACTATGACGCCATAGCAAGAAACCATAGACCAGATCATTTAGCACTTCTGCCCGGCAGTGTTGGTGCCTGTTCGTTGGTCGATGGTTGTGGCATTAGAGTTAATACGGAAGGACAAGAATGTGATAACTGTCCTCAAATTCAGTTTTTTAATTTTAATAAAAAGGAGGTTACAATGGCAAACGATTGCAAACCCTGTATCAAAAAGAAAGTCGATGCACTCATAGCACATGAGTCAAAGAGATGGACTGAGGAGGACAGGGAATTTTTGGAAGGCCTCGAGGAAGCACGACTCGATAAAATGACACCGATTGTAAATGAGGTAGAAAAGATCGTGGAGAAAGAGGTGGAAAAGATCGTTGAGAAAGAAGTTCAAGTGAACGCTCTCACCGATGATGACAAAGCCGCTCTTGCGTTTGGGAAAACCCAACTGAAAGAGCAACGAGAAACAGTTGTAAAAGGAATTCTTGCCAACACGAAAGATGTTTGGACAGAAGAACTTTTAAAATCTAAGGATCTTGAGGATCTGAAAAGGATACGCTCTTCCATTAAAAAGGAAGTGGTCACTGATTACTCACTTTTGGGGGGTCAGTCGATCAATGTTAACGATAGCAAGGAGACACCGTTAATGCCTCCTAATATCAAGTTTGTAACAAAATAAGAAGGAGGATTCACAAATGGCTATTAACACAATTAAGCTGAAGAATTACTCGGACGTGTTCCTTGAACTGAAGGCGCACGATGCTTTCTATCCGGGTACGTTGCTGTTGCTCAACGCCGATGGCGAAGTCGCAGCACACAACGACGACAACCCCGCCAACTTAATCCCGATGTTTGCATTGGAAGATGCACTCCAGGGAAAGAGTATTGACGCTCCGTTTGCCGCTGGAGATCCTGTTCAGTGTTGGATACCTGGACGTGGGGACGAGGTCTATGCTATCTTAGAAGATGGTATTCATGTCGCAGTAGGCGATTTTCTTGGACCGAATGGTGATGGTGCCCTTCATACTTATGCAAGTGGAGCACCTGTTGGTATTGCTCTTGAACATCTTGATCTTTCGGGATCAAGTGGTACTGAGGATTCTATCGCTCCGCTTGGCTACAGAAGGCGCATTAAGATCAGAATTGTATAACTAAAAAAAGGAGGATAAAACAATGCCAAACTTTAATGCGAATATTGATTTAGTGGGAGCAGATGGAAGGATCATCGGTGATCTGGCTGCGTATATGCAGTCAAAGGGTAGGATTAATCCTAACCTTATGCGTCCCTGGATAGGGTCTGACAATAAACCATACTTCACCGTTCACAAGGGTGGTGCAGTAGATGACCCTGCTAACTATGTCGCCATACCGGCACTCAATACCAATGCTACTCTCCGCAGGGATGAGTGGAAAACATTGGATGATGTCGTTATGGGTGTACAGGAATTGCGACTTGGAGGTATTGACGATCTCACATCAGCTGGGCTTGTCTACAACCTCGGAAACGCCATGGGTACAACTGTACTGGAATGGCACGACGTTACAAGTTCTCTGACTGCTGAAATGAATATGGACGCAGTGAGCCGTACTCAGAACAACAGACCGGATTATTCACACAACTACTTACCAATTCCCATTATTCATGTTGATTATGAGATCAACTTGAGGGAACTGGAAACGAGTAGGAATATGGGTAACCCGCTGGACACAACGCTGGCTGAAAGGGCAGCAAGAACTGTCAGAGAGAAACTTGAATCAATGTTATTCACTAATCACACGTATTCTTGGGGTGAGAAAGACTCCAGGAGTTTAAATACGATCTGGAGTTATGTTAACCATCCTGACAGGAATCAGGTAACACTGACCCTTGCATGGGATGATTCGGCAAAAACTGGAAAACAGATTGTTGATGATGTGATCAAAATGAAGCAGGCTTCAATCAATGACAGGCACTATGGTCCATGGCAGATCTACATTCCGACTAATTATGAGACTGTCCTTGATGAGGACTATGTAGGGGGTACTCCTGATACCGCACCGAATACCACTATTCGTCAAAGGATAATGGCAATATCGGGAATCAAAGGTCTCAAGGTTATTGATACTCTTGCCGCAGATAATATACTGTTCGTTCAGATGACACGTGATGTCGTCCGTCTTGTGAACGGTATGGGTCTTACTAACATCGAATGGCAGACAGAAGGAAAATTCATTACCCGTTACAAGGTGATGATAATTCAGGTTCCTCAGATCCGTTCTGATGTTGATGGTCGCAGTGGTATAGTACACCTTGCATAATTACAAGATTGACTAATCAAGTCATTATCTTTAAAATTTATTATTATGGAAAGGACAAAATTATCTGAAAAATCAAAGTGGAGGAACTCTGGAAGGGGTACCCTTTACCTTGGTAATGGTAAGGTCATTAGACCTGGGGAGGTTTTCCTCGCTCACGATTATGAAATATCTAAGGCATTCCGAGACACCGTTAAACTCGTCGAGGATTTGGCTGTTGCAGAATCTAAGGTTGTTCGTACTAAAAAACCAGCATTGGATGACACCGCTGAAAAGATGAAGAAATCCAAATTTACTATGAAGAGCAGAGGGGGTGGTTGGTTTCACGTCATCGGTCCGGACGGTGAAATTGTAGGTGGTAGGGCCTTGCAAAAGGAAGCCGCTGAGAAATTAATAAAAAGTATGGAGGACTAAGTCATGGAACAGCAAGCACCAATGCCAGGTATGATACTTTGGAGGAAGACAGGGCGTGGATTTTTACATCGTCCTAATCGCATAATAAAGCCCGGAGATGTCTTTTGGGCTTTTCCTCATGAGATATCAAGGGCGTTCAGGGATACGGTTATCCCTGTAGATCCTGCAAAATTAGAGAAGCTTGAGCCAACACCTGATAAGGTAATGGCTGATGATATTCCTGGAGTACCGTTGGACTT